TTAGAGAGAGAGTTGTCAACTATTCAGGCAGCCTCTATAATCAATCGGAAAGATACATTAGTAAACATGTCATTAGGTGCCCTATCATCTGAACTCACAACTTTTGATGTTGTGACCAAGCAGTTCAACGGCGGTAATGGTCCAAAGACTCCGTTTGTATATAACTATTTTGATGACAGGAAGAATGAGAAACACATTAATGATTTTGATAAAGAGTCAACGGGAGATAACCCTATCTACTCTGAAGTAACCAGTGAAAATAAAAGAATTTCAGATTCGGTTCCTGTAGATTTTCTATCTTTTACAGCAACAAGCGATGAAAAAGATACCTTGCACCAACCTGATGATGGTTCTTTGTCTTATGAACCAATCAAAACAAATGAGTGGCTGCAACGTAGACGTTCATTTATGGTGAATCTTCATTCAGGTATAGGTTTGAATTTACGTGTCAATGGAAACACCAAAGTTAGTGCCGGTGATATTGTCATCGTAAATCTTAGAAGCCCATTAATAGATAAGGGAGAAAGAGTAGACCCTAAAGATCGGTATTTTAGAGGAAACTTTCTAGTCACAAAGATAGAACACACCTTTAAACTTGCTAATGACAAACATGAAATGCAAATGACGGTGATGAAGGACTCTATGGAAAGTCCATTGCCTAGTGGCGTCAATGAAGAGCCTAGGTCTGTCCGGCAAGGCAATCCTGAACAAACCACTAATGGGACACTTACACCAGCACAAAGACGTAAGAACAGAAGTAGTACCGTTGCAGCCGGATCTGCATCTAGAAATCAAAAAGCGATGATTGAGAAGTTTGAAAATGATCCTGAGTTTCAAGCGGCATGGAAAAGACTCAAGGCAAAACGTCCACAAGTTGAAAAGGCAGAATTTTATCGTGTGATTTATGGAGAAAGTCGTGGTGATCACACGGCGGAATTCGTGGATCCAGATACCGGCAAACGCACCACGGCGGGATTGTTTCAATTTACGATAGGCACAGCAAAAGGTCTTGGTACAACACGACAAGAAATATTAAGAATGACTCCTGCTCAACAAGTTGACTTATACAGTGATTATTTATATCTCTATAAAGGCGGTGGAGTTGGTTCTCTATCCGTGTATGGTGCCGCGCCGGGTTTTGCACACAAACCAGATGACACAGTTGTTTATGCAGTGGGTTCAAAAGAATGGAATAAAAATTCGTGGTATCGCCCTGCTGATAATGGACCCATCACCGTAAGATCTCTAAAAAATTTCTTTGTACATGGTGGAAAATATGCATCTTAAAGGAGAAAAATCATAAAAAAACCTATTAACTCAAAACACAAACTATCACTTCATAAGGAAGAAAAAATGAAAAAATCACGTAACCGACTTTTAAAAATGCAGAACTTTCAGAAACAAGAAAGGAGGATAGAGGAAATTGAACCAATTTCGAAAACTTATAAATATGAATTAGAGTTAATAGGGAGAGCACGTAATGAAAACATTTCACGAACTACGAGAGGGCCTCAACGACCCAGACATATTTAAAGCGTTCTTTCTTGCTGGCGGACCAGGCAGTGGAAAGTCTTATGTCGCTGGAAAAACTCTTGGTGGTTCCGGTCTTAAAACTGTAAACTCCGATGATGCATTTGAAGCCCTGCTTACCAAAGCAGGGTTGTCTTTGAAGATGCCGCCGGAAGAAGAAGCAGAAAGAGATGTTGCTCGGGCCAGAGCAAAATCAATCACTAAAGCACGACAAGAGAATTACCTAGAAGGTCGCATTGGACTTATCATTGACGGCACAGGTAAGGACTATGAAAAACTCACAAGACAATCTGCGTCTCTTCAAGAGCTTGGTTACGATACACACATGTTATTTGTGAACACTTCTCTTGATGTTGCACTTGAAAGAAATAAGAAGAGAGCTAGAACTGTTCCTGAGCCATTAGTGGTCAAGTCTTGGAACGAAGTGCAAAACAATATCGGTAAGTTTCAAAATTTCTTCAAGGGCAATTTCATCGTTGTAGATAACAACGATGCAGAAGAAGATGTGCTGACTTCTGTTTTCAAAGGAGTTCGTAAGATGCTTGGTAAGAAGGTCAGAAACCACAGTGCGAAACAGTGGGTTGATATGGAAATGAAACGTAGGGGTATCACAAGAAAACCAAAAGGGTTTTAACCAATGACACCAGAATTCAAATATCAAATTTCTGATTCAGAACTGGCATTGACTCCATCAGCAAAAACAAAATTTGCAGAGGTGTGGAAAGATGTTAAAGATGAAAATATTGAAGCAGTGCGAGTTTATGTCACTGGTGGTGGTTGTGGTGGTATGACATATGGTATGACCTTCACTGACCGTCGCACAGAATTTGATGTGGTTAAGTCGGAGGACACTTTTGATATATACATCGACATATTTGCACTGAATTATCTTCGTGGTGCTAAGATTGACTACGAAATAAAACCATCTGGCAACACTTTCATATTCCATAATGTATTTGAGAGCACTGGTGGTAGTGGAATGTGTGGTGGTTGTGGTTCAGCCGGTGGTTGTGGGTAAACTAGAAATCTATTGACAAATCACGTCCTTTTTTGATATAATAACCATTACTGTTTATAAGTTGGCACAAAAATGAACGTAACAGAAACTGCACAAAAAAGAATAGATGATATGCTTACCTTTGATTCGGTATTTCGCATAGAGATACAAGGCGGCGGTTGCACTGGTTTCAAGTATAACTTTGACATAACAGCTGTTGAAGAAGATGACATACACATAGGAAATAAAGTGGTGGTAGACCCTTTTAGTATGACTTATTTGGAAGGCTCTACTTTGGACTTTAAAAACGATGTCTTTTCGCAATCATTTGTGGTAAACAATCCGAATGTGAAGACAACATGTGGCTGTGGTGAGAGCATAGGCTTCTAGGAGAAAACGGTGTATCGATATAGTTGCATAATCAGAAAAGTTGTTGATGGTGACACAGTTGATGTAGATATTGATTTGGGTTTTGATATTTGGAAACTAAATGAGCGTGTGCGTCTACATGGTGTCGATACGCCAGAGAGTAGAACAAGAGATCATATAGAGAAGGTCTTTGGTAAAGAAGCTTCAAGGATTGTAGAGAACTTTTTACCAGTGGGCTCAAGACAGACTCTTGAGACACTTAAAGACAAAGCAGGCAAATTTGGTAGAACTCTTGGTAAGTTTATCATATTCGACCCAAAACAAGATAGAGAAACAACTATCAATGAGTTTCTAATTGAAAACAACTACGCAGTCAATTATCATGGACAGTCAAAGGATGCCATAATCCAAGAGCATCTTGATAATTACACTGAACTAGTAAAAAGAAACCCGGAACTGATAAATGAAAATACTGTTAACCAGTATATTAATAGTCGCCGTTAGTGGCTGTTCTACAACTGCAACAATGATTTATACTGGTGCTGATACTGCTGCCAGTGTAACCACAGGAAAAGGATTTATTGATAATGTTTTGTCAGCAATAAATGACAAGGATTGTAGATTACATAGATTTTTTAAAGGTGAGGAAATTTGTAAAGAAGATGAGTAATTGGTGGATTGAGGAATATAAAAAATTCCATAGAGATATAAATGATTACGGTAATGGTGGCGCTTTGAAGTTTCACCATTTACACATAGATGATTTGATTAAAGACACAGTGGCAGAAACACTGCTTGATTTTGGTTGCGGCAAAGCAGAAATCTACACAGAAAATGATTGGCATTGGCCAATGCCGACCCTTTATGACCCTGCTATACCAGAGTATTCAGAGTTACCATCAGGCACATTTCACGGCGTGCTATCTACTGATGTGTTGGAACACGTACCCGAAGAACAACTGCCAGAGGTTATTGAACAGATATTCTCACGGGCTGAACGGTTTGTGTATCTTGGTATTGCAAACAATGAATCCACAGCAATTCTGAGTGATGGTTCAAATGCTCATGTGACAAGAAAACCCGTTGACTGGTGGGCAGAGAAAGTTAACCAACACGCCCCCAAAGAAATATATTGCCATATCAAGACGTATGGTGATTCAGATGGTTATGTGATTTTGAACGAGGAGCATTATTTGGAGTGGTATATTAATGGTATCTGACATTGGTGAAAAGTATAAATTCGTAATGAGAAAGGTTGGTGAGAATGAGTATGAGGATCAAACATTCATTGGACTAACACCAGAGGCTGGACGATATCAAGGTGTGATATACAACTATGGCCGAGTGAGTGTTGCAGAAGAAGAAAATCCTAATGGCACCTTGAATTTCCAATTTGAATATGATATAGTAGATAGCAATGGTCACAAAAAAGAGTATTTTAGAGATGACTTTAAGAATCTGATTGGTGACATTTTGGTTGATATCATAGACAAAGAGGCACTGAATAATAACGATTGAAAAAACACTTGACAAACCTACTGAATGATGAGATAATGTTTATGGTGAAAAAATAAAGAAGGAATATATTATGAACATTCGTGAATACATCAAGAGTAAGATAAATTATCCTTGGATTGGCACTGATATGGAAGGTTACAAATTTATTGGCAACGTCCAGAAAGGTAAGGTTGGCGAGGTATACGTTTCTAATCATATGGAGAATGAACATGGTTCTGTAGTTCAACCTCCTGATTGTGGTCCTAATGGTCCATATGATCGTATTATTGATGTTATAAACACTGAAATTAAATTCAGTGTTGCTCACAGTGATAATCCTGCCTTTGAAAAAACAGGTATTCCTACGATTAAAAGGGCGAAGCGAAGTGGCTCTGTGGATTGGACAATTAATCATGTCGCAGTAGAAAAATGCTGGGAACGACTTATTTTTTGTGGAATGGATTTAGTGGATGGTGTTGCAGTCCCTAACCTTGTATGGTGTACAAAACAGGACTTCATAAATTGTTTAAATGAAACGACTCTCTTCAAACGTCAACAGGGTGGTGAGGACGGAGATAATGACGATTTCATGTGTGCTGGCGCAAATGTAATAAAATGGATGAAATCTAAGTACACAAGGGATATTGTTGAATGGAACTAAAATTAGGTGACTGTCTAGAGAAACTTACAGAGGTATCCGATAACTCTGTAAATATGGTTATGGCTGATTTACCATACGGTACGACTGCTTGTAAATGGGACAGCATTATACCACTAGAACCTCTTTGGAAAGAATTACAACGTGTAACAATGGATAATTCTGCTATGGTATTTACCGCAGAACAACCATTTACAACAACTTTGGCTTCATCTAATCTTAATCATTTTAGATATGAGTGGATATGGGAGAAACCACAAGGAACAAATCCCATGAACGCTAAGGTGATGCCACTCAAATCACATGAGAACATACTTGTGTTCTATAAAAAGAAACCAGTATATAATCCTCAAATGTGGTACTCAACACCATACAGTGGATTTTCATCTGATGAGTCTAAAATTGGTGAAGTGTACGGTAGTGCAAAATCAAAGCACCGTGATAATCCAGATGGGTCACGATATCCAAAGACGGTGCAGAAATTCAAACAGGAAAAAGGATATCACCCAACACAAAAACCTGTGACTCTAATGGAGTATTTAATAAAGACATATACCAATGAGGGAGACACAGTTTTGGACCCAACAATGGGTAGTGGCACCACAGGTGTTGCATGTATAAACACAGACAGGAATTTCATAGGCATCGAACGTGATGAGGAATACTATGAGATAGCAAAAACCCGCATAGATGAAACTATGCGGCTAACGAGGTTTATGAATGACAACAATTGAACAGACAGCACTCGCAAACCTAATACACAATGAACAATATGCACGTAAAGTATTACCTTTCATCAAAGGTGACTATTTCTCTGATAGGACTGAGCGCATATTGTTTGAAGAGATACAGAAGTTTGTAGAGAAGTATAATGCGCTGCCCAACAAGAACTCAATTGAGGTTGAGCTGGACAGCCGCAAAGATTTGAATGAAGATGACTTCAAGAGAGTCATAGAAGTAGTCCAGAGTCTAAAGAAAGACGATGATGTAAATTTTGACTGGTTAGTAGAAACAACTGAGCAGTTTTGTAAAGATAAGGCGGTGTATAATGCGATTGTTGACGGCATTAAAATCATTGATGGAAAAGATAAATCACGAGGCGCAGATGCTATACCTAGTATTCTTACAGATGCCTTGGCTGTTGGTTTTGATAATCGGGTTGGCCATGATTACCTTTCTGACACTGATGAACGGTATGAGTTCTATCACAAGGTAGAGGAGAAGATTCCATTTGATTTGGAGTTCTTCAACAAAATCACCAAAGGTGGTTTGCCACAGAAAACACTGAACATTGCACTTGCTGGCACTGGTGTCGGTAAATCTCTGTTCATGTGTCATATGGCAGCCAACTGTTTGAGTCAGGGTAAAAGTGTTCTGTATATCACACTAGAGATGGCAGAAGAACGCATTGCAGAGCGTATCGATGCAAACCTGATGAACATCTCTATTGATGATTTGCATGAACTACCCAAGCAGATGTATGACACCAAGATAGACAACATCATACAGAGCACAACAGGAAATTTGGTTATTAAAGAATATCCGACTGCCTCTGCTCATAGTAATCATTTTCGTGGACTAATCAAAGAACTGGCAGTCAAGAAATCTTTCAAGCCAGACATCATTTTTATTGACTATCTGAATATCTGTGCATCTTCAAGGTTCAAAGCAAATGGCAATGTCAACTCTTACATGTACATCAAGGCGATTGCAGAAGAATTGCGTGGCCTTGCGGTTGAAATCAATGTGCCTATCATGTCTGCCACACAAACAACCAGATCAGGATATTCCAATAGTGACATCGGACTAGAAGACACATCAGAAAGTTTTGGTCTACCCGCAACTGCTGATTTAATGTTTGCACTCATCTCCAATGAAGAACTAGAAGAGTTAAATCAGATTGCAATCAAACAGTTGAAGAACAGGTATAATGACCCGACCATAAACAAACGATTTGTGATTGGTATAGACAGAGCAAAGATGAAACTATTTGATATAAGTCAGAATGAACAGAATGACTTGGCTGACTCAGGTCAAGATGATGACCTGCCTGTCTTTGATAAATCATCTTTTGGGTATGATGGTTTTAGTGTGTAGTCTGACATTATAATCTCTTTGGTAGTTCTGTCACATTCTTGACAAACTGATGTTTCTGTCAGATTACACATTGTGGTGGGACAAGACATCCTTGCCTGATTATATGCGGCAATAAGTTGCATACAAAGACCAGTGCAACATGATGGTTTCTCCATACCATATTTATGATTTATAAATACTTGAATGAAATCTTTTTTTGAAATATTGAATGAGGACAAGGGTGGCAAGAATCTCCACTTGGAGCATCTAGAGGATGAAATACTCAACTATGGTGTGACAGGTGGTCGTGCTGCCATCAACTTTCTACGTTCACTCAGAGATATGATGGCTGGTGCAAGTCGTTCATCCGTGAATATGACAGTCAAATGGGATGGAGCACCAGCAGTGTTTGCTGGTATAGACCCAAGTGACGGTAAGTTCTTTGTTGCCAAGAAAAGTGTATTCAATGTCAATCCCAAACTCTACAAGACAAATGCAGAGATAGACGCTGACCTATCTGGCACACTAAACTCCAAGTTCAAAGTGGCTCTTGCAGAACTATCCAAGTTGGGTATCAAGAACGTTTTGCAGGGTGACCTGATGTTCACTGACGATGTGGAGACAACCACTATCGATGGTGAGAAATACTATACCTTTCAACCCAACACCATCGTCTATGCTGTGCCCGTAAGTAGTGATTTAAGCAAGACAATATCGAAGTCGAAGATTGGTATTGTTTGGCACACAACGTACAGTGGTGGGACGCTACAGGACATGCAGGCATCGTTTGGTGCAGACATTCGCGGTTTGAAGAAACCTAGCACAGTGTGGATGGATGATGCGACATATAAGGATGTATCAGGTAAAGCAACATTCACGGAAAAAGAGACAACCGAGATAACTGCCGTGCTCAGTGATACTGGTAAGACGTTCCAAAAAATCAAC